AAGTCATGAATCCCTGGCAATGTTGCCTGGTGAAGAGTTTGATATTGCATTTTCTGATCCTGGTGACTATACTTATTGGTGTGCCCCCCACAAAGGTGCTGGCATGATTGGAACTGTACACGTATCATGATTTACACTCACAACCTAATGAAAATTTATTTGGACACAGCAGACATTGAAGAAATTCGTGCTGCTAATGAAACTGGTTTGATCGATGGGGTGACTACTAATCCCACACTTATTTTACGTAGTGGTAGAACCCTTCCAGATGTTGCTAAGCAACTTGTTGAAGAGTTTCCACATTTTGAAAGTATTTCTACAGAGGTTGTTGCTGATACTGTAGAAGAGATGGTAAATCAAGGACTGAGTTATAAAGATCTGGGTTCTGCTATTACTATTAAACTTCCATGCACAGTCGAAGGATTGAAGGCATGTAAAAATTTAAGTAACTCTGGAATTAAAACAAACGTCACACTTATTTTCAGTGCGGCACAGGCAGTTCTTGCTGCTAAATCAGGTGCTACATATGTTTCCCCTTTTGTTGGTCGTTTGGATGACAACTCTGTTGCAGGTCTTGAGGTAGTTCGTTCTATTTCAGAACTTTATCGCATGTATGGAGTTGAAACAAATATTATCTCAGCATCAATTCGTAGTGTTCATAGAGCAGTTCGTTCTTGGTACAATGGTGCCCGGATAGTTACCATGCCACCTAAAGTTTTTTGGGATATGTATGAACATATTCTTACTAAAGATGGTTTAGAAAGATTTCAACAAGATTGGAATATGTCTCAATGAATAAAGACTATTCACCAGAACTAGAACCACCCGAATGGGTAACCAAACAAGAAACTCAGGAGATGATCGATGCCGCAATCAGACGCCACAACCGCAATGCTGGGATTATTTCTATGTTGGTTGGTTGGTTCGTTCTTGCTTTGTTTGCTGAAGGCCTTCTCCGATTGATTGGAGTAATTCCTCCAATTTTTCCATGGTTGCAAATCAAGTTATAGGAGAATTTTATGAAACTTGGAATCATTGGATTGTGTCCTATTGCGGTGGATATGTCTCGCAATATGATTGAAAATGGAATTGAAGTATGGGGTTATAGTATCGTTGACTATGAAAGTGCTTGTGAAAAATATGAAAAAGGATATATTAGTGGGTGTGTAACTTCATTAGAGTACCTTGTCCAAACAGTTAAATCTGATGGTCTTAGGCATACTAGTGCAGGAAAAGTTCCTGGTATCTTTCAAATAATCATCCCAGAACCAAAGATAGAAGACACACTTGATGAGTTGATACCTTTACTTGATGAGGGCGATATAATTATTGATCATAGTAGCAATGACATAAAAAAATGTCAGGAACTAGAAAAATATTGTTCTAAGTTAGGTATATCTTATATCTTCGTTGGTGTGTATGGAGCAACTCATGCCATCAATGCTTGCTCTAAAATTTTTGCACATACAATTCCACCAACAAGGATGCCAACTTAAATGACCCTAGCACATGTCCTACTTTGGTTCTCATTACCGTTTGTATGTGCCACCGCATATTACGGGCACAGAAAAGGTGAGAATAACTATTACGAGTCCAAAAACTATGGAGGAAATGGAACAGCGCATTAAAATGAGATATGCTTTTGCGATGTCTTCTTTTGGTAGAATGTTTACACCAATTAAAATTACAGATGAGATGAGATCCATCTGTAAGAAGTGGTCTGAGGATGTTACCGAACTTCCACCAAACGTGGATTTGTATCAAGTTGATCGTTATTTTTTAGAACTTTGGAAAAGAAGAAATGAACTTGAAGAAACGAATTGAAGAATTGGAACATGAAAATTTTGAATTGAAATTAAAAAATTTGAAATTACAACTGGACCTTGAAAGGTTCACTACAGAATGGAGACATCCAAATTCTTGTTTAAACAATTCTGATCCATGGCAACATCTAAATTTTATAGATAATTAAAATGAACCACCTCTTAGTCTCCACACTAATCATATTTTTTTCCATAACAGCATTTCTCTATTGGGGATTAAACCATGCATATTCCTTCTGAATTAATTTTCACTTTTGTTTATTGTTTATTTGGTGTATTCATTTTTATTTTATCGGTAATTTCAGAATGAGTTTACATAAACGTAGGGGTCCCATGAGTAGTGAAGAATTAATAGAGCAAAGAGAATTGCGAAAACAACTCCAAGAAAGAATTAAACAACTACGAATGATAGAATATATTGATGATGACGAGGAACCTGATGTATACATAGGTGAAGGAATATGATTAGTAAATTTTATTTGGTAAATTTTATTTGGTAAATTTTATGAACAATGTATTGCTATTATTGGTATTATTATTTTTGTCTCCTCTATCTTTAGCAACAGAAGAAGAGTTAGATTTTGATGAACTTCTTTATTCAAATGCTGCAATGCAATGTATGAAAGAAGGAGCATGCAATGAAGGTATTGAACAAGTTTTTCCTGATGATTATGATGGAGAAGCAGGTGAAATTATTGAAAATCTTGACAGACTTGGTATAGATGTCTTTAATGCACTACCTTATTATTTCATTAATGAGTTTCGTGGAGTTTATTATTCAGATATAAACTCAATTTTTATTAATACCAGATATACTAAAGATCCTGAAGACTTTTTAAAAATCATACGTCATGAGGGATGGCATGTTGCCCAAGATTGTATGGCGGGGTCTCTTGTTAATTCAGATTTACGAAGTATTTTTCACCATAGTGTGATTCCAGATCACATTATTGAAGAAACTTTTTTACGTTATGGTTATGATCCTACGGTTGTTCGTATAGAAAGAGAAGCAGTGTGGGCAATGAAGACGGAGGGAATGACTATTGAAGCATTAGAGGCATGTAATTCGGATGTTCCTATGTGGGAAACATATTTTCCTCCAAAAAGAACTTGGATATATCTTCATTTAAATGATTATCTATGATACATTCAGTTCAATTATTTGTTAGGCACGTCATGAATACTTCATGGTGTATTGGTCTTATGGGGTTTTCTGTTATTTTTATACCTATTATTGGCATGCACTTAGTGCATAAATATGGTTGGGAGCACTGGGAACCTTTCAGGAAAGAACACAAATGAAGTTTGAAATGAATATAGAAGACTATACTATTGTCTTAAATGCATTGCATTACTATAAGAAAGTTGAAAAGTATCCTAGTTTTTCTCAATTTGACGAAAAGAAAATTAATAAGTTGAGGGATAAGTTAGCAAACCAACTGGTTTTCCCTAAGGATACTGCAGAAGATACTTATCCTGAATATAAATCCCAGCAGTATAGGTATGACTAAGATAGAACATAAATTTAAATACAACTGGGGTGGAGAGGATACATATTTTACTAAATTAAATCGTTGGGCAGAGAATCAAAAGAATCCAATCATACGTCATCTTGCTTTGGGTTTTCTTCAATGGTTATGGGAGCATTGGGTGGATGGTAGAGTTGACATGGAGATGGCATCAATTGATAAACAGGCAGAAGATATAGTTCAAGAATGGGAAAGTGAAGACCCTAAACCTACAGTGAAATCTTCACCATCAGAAGTAGAAGGACTTGATATTATAAGTATATCAACTTTGAATAGAAAAGATAATTCATAAATAGACAAATAACTCTAGTGTAACTCATCATTTGAGGATTTACCATGAACCCTATAGTACTAATAGGATGCCTTTCCCCTTTAGTAATTATTTTCATAGTAATGAAACTTGCCGTTTGGATGTCAGCTGTAAATAACGAACAAAATTATGTTAAACAAGAACCCTTCAGAAAACGAGGACCATATTTGGAAAACCCATATGCAGACGTTGATGCGGAGGAAGAAGAATATGGAGATCGCACAGATTATAGATGATGCTCTTTACCAGTATTATGTCATAGAAAACGGTAAAGAAGTGCCAAATTGGAGATATATTAAAGATGCTGATTGGTGGATAGATTATTTAAAAACCTTAGGAATAGATCCAAAAAATCCATGAAAGAACCAGACTATAATGTAAGTTTAACTATTGATGATGTTCATTTACTGCATCATTGTATTGAAAAAAGAATTCAAAATTGGGAGGGTTCTCCCGCTAGACACCCTATGGAGCAAGAGCATTTATGGTATCTTAGAGATTCTTTTTATAGAATGATTTTAGAATATAAATTTGAAAACTCATGAATTTATTATTACAACCATTAGATAATGCAAATGACCCTGTGTGGTCGGTAATCATATGTGTATTACTTGCAGTCTCTATGGCAGTATTTGTAGTTTTCTACATATTAAAGGAAGCATTTGCAGAGTTAGAAGATACTGAATGAATATTAGTTACTATATACTATGAGTTGATGAGAGAATCCAATGGGTGCAATGAAACCCCCAAGCAGAAAGAGTTGTTACAACTTTAGAGTAGTAGAAATTAATCGTGTAGTTGATGGCGATACTGTGGATGTAACAATAGATTTAGGATTCGACCTGTATAAAAAGGAGCGTGTAAGGATAGCAGGTGTAGATACCCCAGAAAAAAGAACAAGAGACCTGGAGGAAAAGGAGTTAGGAATTGACGCAACCTATTGGCTCAAAGAAAAACTGGAGGGTGCTATCTCTGGTGATGATGAGTTGTCTGTTAGGACTGAACTTGTTGGTGGTGTCGGCAAATATGGCCGTCTTCTTGGGTGGTTATACATTGGGGACGCAGAGTTGTCGCTCAATGAACAAATGATTGCTGAAGGGTATGCTTGGGAATATGATGGAGGTACAAAGAAAAAAGATTTTGAAGAATTGCGTGAGATTCGCCGTCAGCATGGCACCCTTATTGACTGATACTTTATAAACTGTCATACGAGGACTTGACTAAATATAGAAGAGGGTCTATGTTAGACCTGTCGTTCATCCCGCTTTCGGGTGGGACGCAAGTAAGTCGCGGAACGGAGCGTTCATCCTAATGGTAAGTATGTTACTTTATACTAGTATCACTTGTGCTGATGCCAATGCTATTATGCTGAGGATTGATGCACATGAGCAATTGTCTAATCAAATTAAATTTGAGTTGATTGAAACCGTAAAGGATTCAACCCCACACTGCTATTGGGACGCAAACGACTGAAGGAACGGAGTAAAATCCCTACTACTTCAGGAGTACCACAATGAACACACTTCAACTAGTAAAAACGCAGATCAAAAAAGCATCTGCACTTCACGACGCTCAGATCACTCACACCGCTTATCGTGGTGTTGAGTATGATACTCGTTGTGTAGATAGCAAAGAGTCTCACGGGACTTTCTGCTATCGTGGTCGTACTTACAGCAAGTGAATTATGGAAGCAATTCAACTTACGGGGGTCCTGTCCCTTGGAATGATTGCATTCCTTTTGTTAATATATGGTGAGATTAAAATTCTTATCAGATAATATAAGGGGGGAGATATTCTCCCCTCTTTCTTTGTATAACTATTATAGTGGCATTAAGCATATGGGAATGTTTGATACTATAAGATCTTCATATGATCTTGGACCAGGATTCTGGAATAAAGAATTGCAGACTAAAGATCTAGATAATATTATGGCGAATTATTGGATTGATCCTGCAGGTCATTTATTTGAAGTTGATTATTCAGGTACTAGAGATTTTGATATCCAAACTACGCCAGAATATAGGTGGAATGTGGTTCCTAATGGCAACCATGGTAAAGTTAAACCTATCTTTTATAGTGGAGAGATTGAGGTTTATCCATCTCAATGGACTGCCTACTATTCAGCATTTCCTAGAATGAAAATTAAATTTATAGACGGAGTATTACAATGAAAAAATTTATAGCAACACTTGCAGCATCTGCAGCAATTGCTTTCCCTGCTATTGCAGATGACTCTAAGATCACCAAGGGTTATAATACAATGGATTCTATGGGGTGTATGCTTTTAAGGGAGTGTACAGATGGAGTCGAAGAAGTATTCAGTCTACTTGACATATCTTCTCAGTATCCTAATACTGATGATTTTTATTTTGTTGCTAACGAGTTCAACAACATGCTCGTCCATCTTAATCAGATCGGAGTTAAAGTGTTTTTAGCAGATGAGAAATATTTCCCACCGATGCATCGTGGAGTGTATCATACTGTAGGTAATAACTTTTTTCTTAACAAGAAATATATGGGCACTCCTGGAGTTTTAATGACTCTGATGAGGCATGAAGGTTGGCATGCTGCTCAGGATTGTATGGCAGGAACGATTGATAATGATTTAATTGCTATAATTATGCCTGAAGAGAAAGTGCCTATGCTTTGGAGGGTTTTAGCAGAACGTACATATCCTGCAAGTGCTGTTCCTTGGGAGGCAGAAGCACAGTGGGCAGGTAAAACTGAAGGTATGACCTTGAAAGCAATAAAAGCATGTGCCTCCGAAACCCCGATGTGGGAGATTTATGAACCTACACCATTAACACGTAAATATCTTGAAGACAATGGATTCATTCAAAATTAGTATAGATGCCGAGACCAAAGAATTCTTCCTCAAAATCCCCTTCGACTCAATCAAAGAGTTCCTCCAAGAGGACAAAACCATCACCATCCCCCCGGACACCTTCAAGCAAGCGTACTACTTCCAGCACCTCGCAGAAGACAAAGAAAACTTCTCGATCAACGCAGGCATCCAAGACAACTACCAACAGGAAGAATACGACCAAGAGTTCTGGGAAGACTACCACAAAGAAAGCGAGAAAGAATTCCAATCCAGTAACAAAGGAATCGAAGACTCCTACGAAACTGAAACCGGATACATCCAAGAAACTGGAGAAAAAATCACAAACTATCCAGAAGAAGTCGGTAAAGAAACCTTCGGGGACCTCTACTACGAATCGAAGACGCAGGAAACCTGGAGAGATAAGGATAACCAACTCTAAAGATATATCATTATTTCCTCACGTTAAAACTTTTCCTGTTTATCTTGAGGATAAAACTGAAAATAAAAAGTGTTGGTTTACTTGCCAAGAGCATGCTGAAAAGTATATTAAAAGGTATCAACCAGTTTATAAATTATATCAATACACCGGAAGGAGGACTTGACCATGGGTATGGATAGATCTAAATTAAAAACTTTAATTGGAGAACTAAATAAACTTGTCAAAGAAATTGAGTCAGAAGTATATTCTGATATCGAATCATACCAATTGACATACGAGGAAGAGAAGGAGTATAATAACAAATACGGATACCCGTATGTTAATGACGATGATGGATGGACTGACTAAATTTTGGAGACTATGGTCTAAAGCACTTGGAAGAAAAGAGGGACGTAATGATAAAGAGGCAGATTTAGTTTCTATCATTCGTAGTATTCTTATACTTCAAACCTTCACAACTAATTTTTATATTATTGGCAACGCTATAAGACATTGGAATAATACAGGTACATCTGTTTACATATGTCTTGACAAATCTAACCAAGGGTACTATTGTAGTCGTCGTTAGATTTTGGAGAAAGTCCGGTTGGTCGAGGACGCCGCTTGCTAAGCGGTTGGGGTTAATACCCTCGCAGGTTCGATTCCTGCTTTCTCCGTTGCTAAGTTATTATACTTAGCATTTTGTATACATATACTATGACTGCTCATTGTGGCAGTTTCAATAGCAGCACAAACGCCTCAATTACTCGCGAAAGTTCTGTTATGCTTAAAAGCGATCGGTAGTCGAACCGATCCATCATCTGTGGGTAAACATTCCACAAGTAAAATTACGAGGTATTTCAAATGATCAAATCTGTATTCGCAGCAACCGCTGCTCTGTCCATGTCCGCTGGCGCTGCTCTTGCAGGTCCATATGTAAACGTAGAGGCAAACTCTGGTTTCGTTGGATCGGAGTACGGTGGAACTGTAACTGACTTCCACGCAGGTTACGAAGGAGTACTAGGAGAAAGTGTTTCTTACTACATTCAGGGTGGTGCAAGTCTGGTTTCTCCTGATGGCGGTGAGAGTGACACCGTTCCTTCCGGTAAGGCAGGCGCAATGTTCGCCCTGACGGATAGTCTGGGTGCTTATGGCGAAATCAGTTTCCTTGGTTCAGGTGATGATGATATTGACCGTAGTTATGGAACCAAGCTCGGTCTGAAGTATAGTTTCTGATACGTAGATAAATATCTAGATACTAAAATAGGGGGTGCGACGGCACCCCTTTTTTAATGCTCATGATAAAGGTTTTTAAAGTACTATTTCACCCGGTTACAGTAACGAATTTACTGTTTGTTGGATCTCTAGGAATGATTGAATTGATTCATATCAAAGCACATCATACTCTAGAACAAGATGTCCATGGTCATGTACACAGAGCACTGAAAAAGAATCCAGAACTAGCAAGGTCTGCTTGTTACGAATTGGATTAGTCTGTGAGCAGGGTTGACACCTTGCTTTTTTATTGGTATAGTTATATGCAGTTATTACGTAGGAGGTTATGGAAGTAATTCTTTATTCTAAGGAAAATTGTCAATGGTGCGATAGAGCACGAATGTTATTTGATTCAATAAATGTAAAGTATATTGAGTATAAGTATCAAAAAGATTTTACCAAAGAACAGTTTATTAACGAGTTTGGATCAGACTCTACTTTTCCCCAAGTGTCAATAAACACAAAACATATAGGAGGGTTCAAGGAAACTCTTCACTATTTCCAAGAGAATAAACTTATCTAATGAAAGATAATGATAAAGACTTTTCAATAAATAGAGGTGAAGAGTTCATGCGAGCAAGGAGGAGTCGCCAAGAGGAACCTGAGGAGGTAGAACCTACACCAGAAGAAACCCAGGAGGCAGGGAAGATGAATACAGAACTCAATGATCTCATTGCTGTACTTGCAGCATCAGTTGTTATAGGTGGAACCATACTTGGATTTATTGTTGGATGGTTTGCAAGTGCATATTACCAATCATTTATTGAGATGGTAACAGAAGATCAAGACCAACAAGAACAGATTATGCAAGTAACGCCTCATCCTGAAATGATGGATTCTGATGGAAATCCCATGCCATTTCAGGTTGCTAAATTAATTAGCGTTGAATTTGATCCTACAGACGCATTTGATTCCGACCCATTTCCTGAAGACTAAATACATTAGATTATTTTTTTCCCAACATGAGACTATTGATTTCTGAAATTATTAAAAAAGCATCGAACGCAAAAACTAAAGCAGAAAAAGTTAAAATTCTGCAAGAGAATAACA